TGTAGAAGTATATAAAACAGCAATAGAAACATTTAAAACTCATATTGCTGTGCCGGGCGTAGTAGGTAAATCACTAGATAAAGCCAAACTAGATGACGCTAGGAAAGCAGATGTACGCTATCTAAGACCAGAAAGAAAAGATACTGCACTTATGAATAAAGTTAGCGTAATCAGACATCATGTAGATAATGAAGGAAGTAGTAGTACTGTAAATGATTATGCTAGTAGTGTAGGAATGTATAATTGGCTTATTGACTTTATGTCAGAAAATAAGTACGGAAATAATTTAGAACCAGAAGTAGTACAAGTTATAACCTATAAAGAAGGTAATTACTATGATTGGCATAGGGACGGAAGCGGAACAGGTTATAGAAAATTTAGTTTTATTTCAATATTATCCCCTAAAGATCAGTATGAAGGTGGTGAGTTAGAAATTGATGGAATAGAATTACCTGAGTATGCTTACGATCCTTTATCAGTAATTATATTTAATCCTTCTTTAAGACACAGGGTAAAGCCTGTAACTAAAGGGATCAGACACTCTTTAGTAACTTGGTTCAAAGACAAAGACTTTCCTAGAGAACTTATGCAGAGTAATCTGCCGAAAGGGGGTAATAAAAAGTATTATGACTAAGTCTTTACCTGAGTTATTGCCTTTTCCAATAGAAAGATTTTATGATGAGTTTAAAGGTAAGAAGTATTTTATAGTTAAAAGTAAGAAACCTATATTTAGTAATCATTTTAGTTGGCGTGAATTAGATATGTATTTAAACAGTTCTATAGGTAGATGGGATAGACTTCCACAACTACAAATTATAACGCCAGAAGGTAAGTATTGCCATAGAAAGAAACAATTTCAAAAAGGCAGTAAGTTAGAAAGAAATAAAATATTAACCAGAGAAGAAATATTTGATCTCTGGAATCAGGGAAACAGTTTTGTTCTCACTCTTTGCGAGTTTCTAAATAAAACAATGTGGAATCAATGCAGAGAATTTGAGAAACATTATGGTATAGGACAGGCAAATCTATATTGCTCTAAGCAAGAAGATGCAGTTTGTTTTCCTATCCATGCAGATAGCACGGACAACTTTCTTTTTCATGTAAGAGGAAGCGTGCGCTGGTATTTATATAATGAGTTCGAATATGATTGTCCTAAGGATCAAGCTACTGTTAAAGAAGTAGTGGACTTAGACGATGGAGATTTATTATACATACCAAGAAAAATGTATCATAGGGTTGATACCCTAAGCCCAAGAATATCTATCTCGTTTCATTTTAAGGAGCGCCACGGCAAACCTTATAAAAGAGAGGAGTGGTATGATTGGATCGGAGAGATAAGTAATGGCAGATATGGATAGATTTGCGGGAGATATGTCTCGTAATGAAGTCGAAATCGACTTACAAAAGTTTATGGCTATGGTTTCCGAAATCGGAGAACTAAAAGCTAAAATTCTTGAAATGGAAATGAAAGCAGAACCTGAGAATCCTTGGCAAAAGGGTATCTGGTTAGCTCAGATGGTAGATAGCTGGAGGATTTTCCCAAGAGCATTTTTGAGCATTTATATTTTTCTACTTTACTATTCTACTATTTGGTTTATGGAATTACCAGAACCAACACTAGAGCAATCTGGTTTAATAAGTATTATAGTGGGTGCTGGGGCAGCGTGGTTCGGTTTGTATGCTGGGACACATAAATCGCCTACAGCAGGACAAAAGTAGTAACAAACCCAAAAATAGTTCTTGACAAAGCCTTCAAAATTTAGTATAATATCTATATGAAATTGAAGAAGAAACTTGAACATAAAAACAGCGTCTGGGATCGAGCCCTTGCTCGTCAGAGAAGTAGGACGGAATCTCAGAACTGTTTATGTGGAAAGAGACTAAACGAGTGTGATGATGCTTACGCACATACTACTCAAGGTTTTTAGGGAGTCCCTCAAAGTCTTAGCGAAGTGAACTTAATCTTTGGATACGCAACACTATATTAGGACAGCGTGTGAACGCTAAATAAGTTAATAACACAGCCAGAAGAAACAAAGTGGAGCTACCTTAGAGGCGGTACCTGCCTGATTACGGGAGAGGGACTAACCCTTTTAAGAGAAATAATGGATAAAGATAATTTAATAGAAGATCCAAAAACTGGTATTCGTGCATACGAGTTGTATGGCATGCGCTATACCTTTCCTAAGGACTGGACAGATGAAATGAAAGATGAATGGTTCGAAAGGGCGAGGAATGATATGCACTTGCGCAGACAATTAAAAATGTTTAAGAAGAATGGCGTGAGTACAGTTTTGCGAGCCTTTAGAGAACATGGGGATAGACATGGAGAAACCTGAATTAGTTGGAATACTAGATGACGCTAGTATGAAAACTATGACACAAAGGACAATGTTAAGAATTAACCTTCAGAAGCAACAGAAAGAAGCTGAAGAGCAGATAACTATGCTAGAAGGTAAACTCAACAGGACTAAAGAATATTTGGCAAAAATCGAGGGCGGATTAGATGTACTTGATGAGCTGGATAAGTGATATATATTGTTGATGATTTTTACCACAACCCTGATGAAATCCGCAAACAAGCCCTAAAGCTAGAGTATGTGGAAGGGATAACTGCTGATAAACGCAGGGGACACACAGGCGAAAGAGCCAAAAATCCCAATAACTCTAATATGGTTTATCTTCGTAATAAGTTTCAGGCTATTACAGGAAAGAAAATAGTAGAGTTTAAATACGATACAAGTAACGGAGCCTTTAACTTAGGTTATAAAAAGGAACACTTTTTTAACTGGATACACGGAGATCATACTATAGATAGAGGATTCGATCATCAGTTCTGGGCAGCAGTTATTTATCTAACTCCTAATCCTCCTCGAAAATCTGGAACAGTTTTAGTGGAAGATGTCGAAACAAAATCCATGAAACAGTACCAAAAAGAAGCAGTTACAAAAGGTCCAGCCTTTAAAAATAACTATTTCGATGGAGCTAATACACTCTGGAAACCTCACTTAGTAGTAGAAAATAAATATAATAGATGTCTTATCTATGATGGGACTTATTTTCACGCACCAACTGTTTCAAGTTTCGGAAACAATAAGGAAACAGGAAGATTAACACAGATAGGATTTTGGTTATCAGAAAAATGACAGAGTATAAATTCAATGAAGATGAGGTTCTTAAGTTTGTAAAAAACTATATAGATAAAACCTACGAAGCACACTACGCACAAGGAAAGATTCAGGCAACTGAGGTAATCTTTGATGCTGAGCATGGCGAAGGTTTCTGCTTAGGAAACATCATAAAGTATGCCCAGAGATATGGGAAGAAAAATGGATTGAATGAAACTGACTTACTAAAGATTATTCATTATGCAATAATTTTATATGGTATGAAGCATATCGTAGTATTAGATGGAGAGGATTATGGAATACATAATCCACATTTATAATGGCAGGATATGGCGTTAAAAAGAAAGATCACGAAAGACTAGAAGATAGTAACATCTCCAATGTAATAGAACTGTTAGGCGCAGATGAGCCTATAACTAAAAAAGAAGCATGCGAAATTCTGAATATAAGGTATAACACGACCAGACTTCAGAGAATCATAGATGAATATACTGAGGTATGGGAGTACAAAGAAAAACGTAGAAGCCAAAATAGAGGAAAAGGAGCAACTCGAGATGAGATAAAATCTATTATCGAGTATTATCTTGATGGAGATAATATCTCCGAGATAGCTACTAGAACTTATCGTTCAAATTCGTTTGTCAAAGCAATACTAGAAAGAGTAGGTGTTCCCGAAAAATTAAGTAAGGAAGCACACTCTAAATGTTATAGACATAAGTATCAAATGCTTCCAGAAGAATGTGTAAGAGATAAGTTTGAAGATGGTGAACTCGTGTGGTCTGTAAGAGACAACGGGGTTGCCAAAATACTTAGAGAATTAACAACAGAATACCAAGAATCCAAGCCAGGTTATATGAAACCTGTGACTCATTATGAGCATAAGTATGGAGCAAAAGGTTATTCTATATGGGCGTACGATCCAGTACCCCAACATGTTATGGAAAAAACTTATTTTCCGTATCTCGATGGTAGCAAAGTCGGATATTACTCCTTTAGCTTGGCTTACGATTTAGGCAGTTTAAAGCATTTGGAGAAATATGGAGTTATTTTATAATTATGTGCTACCCTTTTGGTTAGCTGGCTGGATAATGATTATCTGGCAGATTTTCGTACCTTCGATAAGAATTATTGGAGACCTAGACCCTGACCATGTAGTATATAGATGGCGGCTTTTAACCTTCTTGTTATTTGGAACAATGTCGTTAGCTGTAGTTCCTATTATGATGATACCAGCATTAGTAGAGAGCTATAGAACACGATTTATTTACAATTATGTAAGGAATTTAATACACAATGAGACTGAAGATTAAAGAAGCTTTAATAGCGAAATATAAAGGGGAGATTGCTCAAGCAACAGCTAATGTTGAGGTATATCTAAGTAACCCAGTAGGTATAGGTGAGCACCCAGACATTATAGAAGCCATAGATAGTCAAATGACAATTATCGCGGAAGCACAAGATAAACTCTTGGTTCTCGATGGAAATACATTTATTTGGTAGAAATGACACAAATACACACAATAGCAGAATGTAGTAAAAAGCTATCTGTACTTTTGGATAAATTAGATAAACTCAAAGAAAATGACCCCATGCTAGCCTACAAGATAGGTGACTGTAAACAATTAGCAAGGGAGTTAAAAAATGAATCAGAGTTTGTTTCTGGAATCAGATAGTGGAAATATTGGAGTAATCCGTAATCCCTACGAACGACTCGTATCTCTATATAGAGATAGCTGGGATTACTGTGGCTTTGATATTTGGGTTGGCAAATCCGATATTAAACCTCAAGTCGAATTATATCGCGACTGTAAGTATATAATCTCCCTAGAACATTGGGAACAAGATATACTAGGCTTAGGCATAGAACCTAAAAACAGTTCAATTTTGACAGAGCAAACAATATCTGACGACTACAAAAGGTGGTATACAAACAAGTCTTTACTTGTATGTGTGAGACTAATAAAGCCAGATTTAGATACCTACGGGTACAGCTATTAAAAAATAAAACTTGACATCGCACTCAATTCTTAGTATAATATATCTATAAATGGAAAAATCATGGGCGATAGATTTTATTTTCAACAACAAAACAGAAGGAGACGCAAAGTGGCTTGGGAAGAAGAAAAGAAACAACAAGCGATTGATACATATGTTAGCGCGGAACCAACTCCAGAAAATAGTATGGAGATTGTTAAAGACATTGCTACCGACTTAGGCGAGAGCCCAAATGGTGTTAGAATGATCTTGACACGAGCTGGTGTATATGT